GCCGCTGCTGCTGACCATACCGACCTCAGCACTACAGCCAACTGGGCCGAGCCTAACAACTGGGACTGCATCCAAGCTGCTTCCGGCTACTTGGCTTCTCAGGACTTCATGGCCGATTGCGTTATGGTGAACCCTACCGACTTCTTCGCTATGATCGGTTCTAAGGGATCTAACGGCCAGTACGTAGCGCCTTACTACTTTGACGCTGTACAGAACACTTATACCCTTTTCGGTATGCCTGTGTATCACAGCAGCGCAGTAGCTGAAGGCTCGTTCTTCGTGTTCGACAAGGCCGCAGCTTCTCAGCTGTTCCAGCGTTCTGCACCTTCCGTACAGTTCTTCCCTCAGGATTCTGACAACGCTCAGAAGAATTTGGTTACTGTCCGCGTAGAGGAGCGCCTGGCTCACGTTCGTAAGCACGATAACGCGGTATTTACCGACACTTACGCGAACGTTAAGTACATCATTACTCCTACATAGTAGTAGCTTGAGTAATTACTAAGGGGGCTTCGGTCCCCTTTTTTTATGCTCAAATGTTAAAGTCTGGGCGCAAATGTTAAAATGCTTGTAGGGTATGTAGAGGCTTTGCACCTTTGATACATCAAACAACCTAAAAACACCGACATGACAAACGCTACTAAAATTGAAAGCCTTAAGAAAAGAGCTGACTACGTTAAAGAGGTAGAGTACGCTGGCCAAACCGAAATGCACTTAGACCTGCATTCAATAATAAATAGAGAACTTGCAGAAAAGGGGTACAGCGCTTGGACCAAAGAAGTAAACGGCAGATCCTTTAAATATCTCTACATAAAGAAGTAAACAGCCAAGCCCCTCCGGGGGCTTTTTTATTGCCCTATCTTTGCGTTAGCTTACTTTCATGTTTTCATGTCTGTTTAGGTGTTTGGTGGTAGCCCCGTGTAATGCGGGGCTTTCTTATGCCGTAACTTTGAAGCATGAGAATAGACCATACAGTAACGGCGGTTACTTCGGCTAACATTATCAGCCGTGCAGACTTTCGGACCTATGCCCGCGCCGTAAACATCACCGGCGAAGATGACCTAATAGATAGGCAGTTAGAAGCCTCTACGCGATACGTAGAAACCTACATAGGCCAGAGCTTGAATGAAAACCGAATGCAGGCGATCCTTTGGGACTTTGACGATGACCGAGACATGGACGCCGGAGAACTTAGATACGTGCTGCCTATGGGTCCGGTAAGCTCTATTACTTCCGTAGTAGGTCAGGACCTGGAAGGGCTAAACACTACCCTAACAGCAGACGAGGACTACTACCTACTAACCGGGGGACGGCTTCGTATTCCATCGCCTACGGCTTATTCGACTTATACGGTTACTTATGTGGCCCAACTGTCCTACGTTACTGAGAACGTAAAAGAGGCTATTATTAAGATATGCGCCGAGCTGTACCAGAACCGAGGCATAAGCGTAACGGGTACTATAGTAGCCAACTTGAAGGCGGATCTAAACAGTTTGCTGGCTAAGGAACGTACTAAGCTCTTCCTATGAATCCGGGGCTACTAAATGAGCAAGTAACGTGCTACGCCTACACAACTCAGGCGGATAGTATGGGCGGCTTTCGGTCTAAAGAATCTGTAAGTTTTACGGACTGGGCAAACGTGAAGCGGTTAGGCAGTTCTAAAAATGCAGACGATGCGCGGGTACTGAACGTGGCCAGGTATGAAATTACCATGCGTTCCCGCTTGGATTGGTCCGGAGATATTGACGGCCCAGACTTCCCGAGCGATGTATTTAGAATAGAGTACAGAGGCAGAAGCCTGAGCGTAGACGGTCCAGCCATAGAGGGACCAGATAGGGCCTTTGTAACTTTTCAAGCAGTAGAGCGGCAAGCGTAGTGCGTATAGAGTTCAAAGTAGACCAGCGTGAAATAGACAAGCTCATGCGCGATCTATCGGCCTACGGCGGCCGAGTGGCTAAGAAGATAGAGCAGGAAACTGGGTACGCTGCCTTAGAGGTCCAGCAGTTAGCAGCACGTAAAGCACCCCACAACCTGGGCCGGTTAGGTTCATCTATTCAAGTACAACGCCAAGCGCGATCCGTTAAGATTAGCCGAAGGCTCAGGGGCCAAGCTGCGCGGGTTACTTATATAGTCGGTACGGCTTTGAAATATGCGGCCGCTGTAGAGTTCGGGAGCGTTCCACATTGGGCGCCTATCGGACCCTTAAAGCAATGGGCTAAGAGAAAGTTAGGAGACGAGGGCGCGGCCTACGCTGTACAGAAGACTATAGCAAAGAGAGGTACAAAGCCTCAGCCGTTTTTAAGACCGGCCTATATGAAGGTTATACCAGGCTACAAGAAGAAGATTAAACGAATACTTAGATTTATTCGATGAAGGTAGGGGTTTGGATGCCGTTATACGGCCGTCCGTTAGTTCTTAGAGCTGCTTTAGAGAGCTTTAAGGCCATGCGTATAAGGTGGCGAAATATGGGCATAGACTTAGAGCTATGCGTAGGCTGGTCCCTTCCGGATGACCTTACCCAAGTGGTAAACCATTACGGCTATCCGTATGCGTCTGTATTTGCCGAGAATGAGCCTTTAAGCTATAAGCAGGAAGCTATTTTAAATATAATGCAAGGGCGGTTTGACTACTATTTACAAATAGGGTCAGACGATGTATTTATAGAGGAAGCAGACATATACTACGAAGAGGCCCTAACCAGAGGGGTACAGTATGTAGGATGCCGGTCCGTTTACTTTATAGAACCGAGTACCCAGAGGGCGGTAAGTACAGCTATGACCCATACAAGCGTAAACAGCGTCTTTGGAGCCGGTAGGCTATGGAGCGCCGCCGCTATGGATAAAGTGTTACAGAACGGCCCTATATGGCCCAAGGCTATGAATAACCAGCTGGACCTACTAAGCGAAAAGCAATTTAAGGCCGCTGGGGTATGGATGGAAACTTTCGAAGAGGAACGGCCGTTTATTGTGGACATTAAGAGCGAGACAAATATTTGGAAGTTCAAGAAGTACCAAAACGAACGAGCAGAGGACTATCGGGATATAGTAGGACGGATGGACAAGGGGGCGCGGGCCGCCGTAAATTTGTTACATGAAGTTAGCGCAGGGGCAAATTCTTAAAGCGGTTTATACGCTACTTAAAGACAAGGTACTGGCCCCGGAATTGGCGGGAGCCTATAACCTTAACTACGTCCAGCGCGTAATAGATGACGGCGGGTCCATAATTGTAAGCACTTGTTTCAGCGATAACACCAGCCTAACGGGTTCTTATATACCGGCCTACACTTCACAAACGCCAACCTTTGCGGATAAGGCTTATATCTTTATCTATGGTCTGAACACAAACGAGACTGGCCCGCAGGATGAATTTATATACGAAGTGGCTATATCCGTTAAATGTGCAATAGTAGCAGAGCGGACAAGTATAAGCGCAGAGGATCTCAATAACTTCGGGGATACCGTAGCGGACCTTATGCAGCCTACTACCTTCGACAGTATAACAGTAACCGGCTTTAATATTGTTACTCAGCAATTAGAAGCGGTAAACTATGTCTTACCAGAGGTCCAGGACAGCCGGTACGAATGGTCTGTAACTTTGGACTGGCTTGTAAGGGTTGAAGAGATTTAATACATTCGCCGCGTAGCTTTCTCATATCGGGTTACAATTTAGGTTTTGAAGGGTCTCAGGGATGAGGCCCTTTTTTGTTTCTGCCTAATTTTGTAGCACATAAAAACTCTACATAATGGCGAAAATAGACGGCCGTTTTATCCGCCTTGAATTTGGCGCAGGAACATTCTTGAAAGGGGTAACTACCTCTAACGTATCATTGTCTGCTGACATGATTGATGCGACTAACTATGAGTCCAATGGCTCTAAAGACTACTTGGCTGGTGAAAAGGGCGGGACTATCTCGGCTACTTTTCTTTTTGATCCGGACGTAAGTTCAGCCAACTTCGGGGACATCTTCGATGCTTGGGAGGGCGGTACTTCTACCGCGTACGTTTACGGTCATGCGTCTACTGGTTCGGAGGTTCTTACTGGTTCCTGCCTTGTTTCTACTTTGGATTGGGACGGTCCTAAGAACGAGGTAAGCACTTGTACGGCTACTCTTCAGATCACCGGCGCAATCGTCCGCGATGTCGCAAGCTAAAGTTATTTGGAATAACGGCGCATCCTTGCACCTGGGGGAAATTCTGGGTCATGAGTATGTAGATGAAACCTACAAAGCTCTAAGCGATGCGCTCGTATATTTCCAACGGGTCCGGGAGGCGGAAGAGGACAAACGAATAGCCGCCGCACGGGTCAAGCTATCAGACTGGAAGGGGTTTGCTGCTATCTATTTAGCTGCTCACCTTGCCTACTGCGATGATGCGAAAGACACACCAGAACACGACTTAAACAGCGCTTTAGGATATGTACAAGCTAATCCTGCTGCTATCGTTGACGTGCTTGTTATGGCCGTCAACACCCTACCGAAAGCTACGGAAGAGGACACGGGGGAGGCAGTAGCCTAACGTGGGAGGACTTGCTAAACCTCGCGTGCGGGGACTTAGCACTACGGGAGGCTGAATTTAAGTCCATGACGCACCGGGAGTTTATGCGCCGGGCGTTAGGCCATCAACGGCGCGAAGAAATGGAGTGGCACCGGTGGCGGATGGGTATTTGCTATATGGTAAACATCCAAGCGAGCAAGGGCCACAGTATAACGCCGCAGGACGTTATTAAATTACCGATGGATGCGGGCGAGGTAGACGGCATAGACAACGATACGAAAGAGGCGCTAAAACAATTTATGCGGAATGGCTAATACTATAGGCGAATTAAATGTAGAGATAGGCGCCAAGCTGGATAAGTTAGAGGCGGGACTAAACCGTATGGAGAAGTCCATAGGCCATGCCGGAAAGCAGAGCGAAAAAACCGCTTCACAGTCTTTTAGCAAAGTAGGCGGCATTATTGCCGGAGCCTTTTCTATCCAAGCTATTTCCAGCTTTACCCGTGCGGTTATAGAGGTCCGCTCGGAGTTTGAGAAGTTCGAGGCCGTTCTAACCAATACCTTAGGATCAAGCAGCGCCGCGCAGTTAGCGTTAGCAGACATTAAGGACATGGCGGCCATGACGCCGTTCAGTGTCGCTGAGTTATCCGGAGCCTTTGTAAAGCTGACTAACTACGGCCTAAAGCCTTCTATGGAGGCTATGAGGCAATACGGGGACCTGGCCAGCGCCGTAGGTAAAGGCTTCGACCAGTTAGCCGAGGCAGTAGCAGACGCCACTACCGGGGAATTTGAGCGCCTTAAAGAGTTTGGTATAAAGTCTAAAAAGGAAGGCGATAAAGTAACCTTTACTTTTAAAGAGCAAGCCACTCAAGTAGACTTTACCGCGGACGCGATAGAGAACTATATAACGAGCTTAGGAGACTTAGAGGGAGTTAGCGGCTCTATGGCTGCTATTTCTGAGACTTTAGGCGGTAAGGTCTCAAACCTTGGCGATAGCTTCGATAGCCTTCTAAATACTATTGGCGATACTTCGGCCTGGGGCGATTTAGTTACAGCCCTCGCAGATACTTTAAGAGGTACTGAGGCTCTTATTAAGGGCTTGGAATCGGATGTCGGCGGCGTGCCTTGGTACCAAAAGCTGGCTATGATTTTCGACATGACCGGATTTGGTCAAGCCTCTTTAATCTCTATGGGCTATATGCAAGACGCTTTAGATAAAGCGGCCTTAAAGACGAAAGCGTTTGAAGAAGAGTTAAACAAGCTAAACGAAACTGCAGGCTGGTCTTTAAGCTACGGCATGAATCAAGCCGGGGACAATATAGACGAAGTAGCAGATAAAGCAGAAAAGGCTACAGAAAGTTTTGTACGCTTAGGAAAAGAGATACGCAAAAACAGAACATCCAAAGAGACCGGCGAAGCTGAGTTAAAGGGTGAGTTTGATTTTCGGCCGCCTACTGAATTCGGGGACATTATACGCATAGACCCAGAGATACAAAAGACCCTAACAGAGAACCAGGAACAGCTAAGACGATTTGAAGAGCAGTTAGCTTTTACAGCTTTGACCGCTGAGACTTTCGGCGGGGTATTGCAGTCCTCTTTTGAAGCAGCGTTAATAAACGGCGAGAACTTCGTAGAAGTCTTTGGGAACGCACTTAAAAACCTTGTTTTACAACTTATATCCGCAGCTGCAACAGCGGCCATATTAGCGGCGGTACTTGCTCCTATTAGTGGGACCGGCTTTGGCGCTACTTTTAGAGGTCTGTTTTTAGGTACGCCCGGCGGGGGCGGAGGTATGGGCGGCAACTTCGGCCAGTTCTTTGTATCTGGTTCTAACCTTGTAACCTCTACCAATAGGGCAAGACAGCAAGAAGGACGCAGCGTACGATGAGCGAGAAGTATAAAGCCACGTTTACCGATGACCAGCAAAAATATACCTGGATTCTTTCGGTAATAGATACGGACTACGAAAGCTACAGCGATCGCGTAACGGCTGACGGCGGCACGGTCATAGGTATAGGCTGCCTTCCTTTAGAGCTTAACGAGCTTGTAGAATTTAAGCGCCTCAGCCTTGGCGCAGATGCGTTTAGCTTAGAGTATGGAGGGCGGGGCGATGACTTCCTAAAACCTATAAAGGGCAGCCGCGTAGTCTTTAGCTTTATGGCTGAGGATAATGCGGACCTTAGTTTTATAGATGACATAGCCAGCACCCAGGAACAAAGGTTCTACGTTCGTCTGTATCGGGACGGCTCTTTATACTGGCAGGGGCCAATACTTCAGGACCTTATGCGGGTCCCTTATACGTCATTCCCTGCGGCGGTAGAAATACAAGCCATTTGCGGCCTTGCTCGTTTAAAGGGGTTAAAGGTTCCGGTAGTTAATTACTCTAACATCCTGGACGCTATAGCCGAGATATTACGGCGCTTAGATAGTGGCCAGCTTTGGGCAAGTACGGACGATTTTATACGCACTTCTGTACGTTGGTACGAGGACCGGACTTATACAACTACGCCGCCGGTAGGGTTAGATACTTTAGCGTACAGCCGCTTAGAAGCAAAGTTTACTAACTACACCTTAAACAATGACGGCGAGAAGTTATATAGACCCTTAGACGAGCTGTTAGGGACTATACTAAGGGCGTTTGGTGCGCGTATATTCTTAGCCGATGGACTTTGGGTTATAGAGCAAATAGGCGAAGTAGCCAACAGCCCAAGCCGCTACAATGTATACGAGCGCGACTATAACTATACGTCAGGCGATCCCAGCGCAGCAAGTGGTATAAGTTCAACCGGGACGAGCTGGACTACAAATTTCCAACTGCTTGGAACTGGAACGACCAACAGAATAGGAACAGAAAGCAGCTGGACCTATTTACCCGCGGTACAAGAATTTAGTATACGCTACGATGCTAACGCAATCAACAGCGCGGACCTTATATTTCTACGCTCAGTAAATACCTTTAGTGCGTTTGGTAATGTAGGGAGCAGCACTACGTTAGGTTTATACCTACAACTGCAAGCCCGCTGGCATCGAATTGTAAACAGTACAGCCAGTACCGAATACTGCTATTTAGAGGCTTATGCTACTGTTAGGCTTACGGGAACCGCTACAACTTACTACATGGTCCCAGGGCCAAGCCCAGGCAGTAGCGTATGGAGTACAACAGCGGCACGGCTTAAGGTATGTCAGGAAGTAGCTATAGTACCGGCAAGCGGAAACACAGTAATAGCTCAGCCTTTCCCTGGCCGCGACTTTCAAACGGCTACTATACCGGTAAGCGGTCTTTTAGAGATAAAGTACGAAGTAGAATTTAAGGACTACCAGGACCCTACGCAAACTAATTCTAACGTGTCTTTAGGTTCTATAACCTCAGCAGATACCTTCTACTTTGATAACCGAGGCTTTCGGGCGTTTATGTCTGGGCGTTATGGAACAGAACCTTTTGACGGCTACACGTACAAAGTAGAGAACACCGTAGACACGGAAAGCACAGTAATAGAAGAGCTGGATAGTGTATTTATAGGGGACCAGCTGAACAGCCGAGGGAGTAACGGACAGATAGAAATATATGACGTTACCAATACAGATTGGTTTCCTTCTGAGAATTGGAAAATACGCGGGGTAGGTGCTGCGGGCAAAGACGTTTTAGAGCATTTGGTAGTAACTGCAATGCAACTGCGGGAGACACCGAAGCGGCTATTTGATCTAAACTACTTCGGGACCTTTGACCCTATAAAAGCCTTTACCGTAGCGGTAACTAAAAATTACCTTTGGAACTGGCTTAGAATAACGGCGAGTACCAATTTTATAGAGACAGAGAGCTACGAGCTTGAGCAGAGTAGTACAAGCTACACGGCTACGAATGAATTTGAGTACGTCAGCTTGGACGTAGTGGACGGCCTTAATAGAGCTTCGGGAGCTATTGGCGGCGGCGGTATTGTAGGCGAAGCACCTAACCCAATAGGAACGCCTATAAACGGCCTAACGATTCAAGAACAGTCCGGGACTATTACGAGTATACCAATGGCTAAGGGCCTACGTTTTACGCTGGGCTTTGCAGGCGATGTTATACAAGTGGTCCAGACCGATGGAAGTATAACAGAGTTTACCCTGAGCGAAAATGCGTTAATAGGGGACACTACTCTAAGCGTAGAGAGCCAAGCGATTAGCGGGGTACTTGCCGAGGGTTCGCGCATCTTAGCACCTGACGGCCGTAATACTCTTAAAAACGCTTCTTTATCTACCTACGATATAACGAGGTTTACTCTTACCGAATTGCTTTTACTACAAGAAGGCGGCGGCTTTGAGGACCCAAGCGATATACAAATCTGGTTAGACTTCTCAGCGGGCGGCCACAACTTCAGCGCGGTAGATGTAGCCATGACCGAAAAGGGCAAATTTGCTACGGTCTTTAACGGTACCAGCTCTTACCTGGCTAACTCTACTTTAGACATAACGC